GGTCAATAAATCTACCAAGTGATGAATATGAATATGGTAATCTTTCAATCCCAATTTTTTTCATTTCATTAATAATCTCTTTTTGTTCGTTTTGTATTGATTCTTGTAGGTCTTTGTTGGTAGTTAATTTGTCTTCTAATTCTTCAATTTCGGCTTTTAATTTTTTAAATTTCATAATCTATCATTATCTAATAAATAAATAGATTCTTAAAAAACTTAACGTCTGTCAAAAATTTGATTCATAATTTCTTGAACAATCTCCGCCCTACCCACATTATCACCCATTACGGTCTCAAAAATATTTTTCTTTTTATTAAGAATGTCATAAATAACACCCTCAATTGTGTTTTCAAATATTGGATAATATACTGATACATTTGACTTTTGTCCGTATCTATAACTTCGGTCTTCAGCTTGTGCGTGGTCTGACGGAACAAATGATAAATCATTCATAACAACCGCCTCGGCAGATGTCAATGTTATTCCAACACCCGCAGCTTTTAAGTTACCAACAAAAACTTTTATTTTGTCATTGTTTTGAAATTCGTCCACAGCGTTTTGTCTTTTTGCTGGTGAACATGAACCATCAAGGTAAACCGCTTTTTTACCAAAATGTTCATAAATCTTATTTAGTGAATCCGTAAAGTTTGTAAAAACTATTACTTTTTTATCTTGTTCTAAAATATTTTCAACCAATTCAATTGTTGAACGTATTTTTTCATTTGCAATTATTTGTCTTACCTTTGTTAGTTTGGTAAATTGTACAGTTAATGATGAACTTTCATCAGGGTTTTTTTCATACCACTCAAAATACTCACCCATTAATTCCTCATATTCTTTTGATTTTAATCTTAAGTAAACGGGTGTTATAATTTTATCAGGTAAATCTAATACATCTGTTTTTAATCGTCTTAATACTTGTCTTGATGTTCGGTCCCTTAATTCTTCCAAATTTGATGCCCCCATCACATTCCAAACTTTTCTATTTCCAACTTTGAATTGGTACCCCTCACAATATCTGATAACATATGCCATCCAATTTGCTGCAACGGGTGATTCAATAAGTTCCAACAAATTATAATAATTCATTGGTCGTGATGTCATTGGTGTACCTGTTAACAACCACAATCTATCAACCCCCTTCACAAAGTCATTAATTAATTTTGTTCTTTGAGCGGTTTTATTTTGAATATAGTGTGCTTCATCAATAATGACCAAATCAAAATTACTTTTTAAAACACGAGAGTTGTCCCTGTCTTTTGGGTCGTGAAAGTTTTTTAAAATGTCATAGTTAACAATTACAAAATCCGCATCCTCATATCTTTTACTTCCACAGATATATGTTGAGCGGTTAGTGTAGTTTTCAATTTCCCTTTGCCAGTTAATCTTTAATGATGCTGGACAGATAATTAATATTTTCTTAGCTTCAGTTTCCAAAGCCGCCACAATAGTTGAAGTTGTCTTACCCAAACCCATGTCGTCAGCCAAAATAAATCTTTTGGTTTTCACAAGTTTTTCCACAGCTTCAATTTGGTGTGAAAGGAGTGGTCTATGTGAATATTTTGAATAGTCAATCTCTTTGTAGTATTGTTCGGGGTTTTTGATAATTGCCGCTTTCGGTAACCAAAAATCCGTCATTGGTTCACTCTCAAAAAAACGACCCCAAATATGATATGACTTATCTTTCTCAACTAATAATTTTTCAACCCAAACTTGTTTTGGTGGTGTTGTATATAATTTTTCGTTTGATATTTTTTCAGAGAAATAATCATCTAACTCAACCCATTTCTTGGCGACTTTTGGTGTTGTTTGTGAATAATTTAAAATGTATTCACACTGACTTCTTGTTGGAATACCTCGTTTATTGGGATTGAAAATCCCCTTTAATTTTAGGATATAGTTATTTGCACCTTCGTATTCATGTAATACATTAAGGGCTTTTTGTTCCAATAATCCTGAATTTTCAATTACGGGGTTTTCCAAATCAAAATAGTTTTAATAAAGAAATATAATCAATTTTCTTGTATTTATCAATAATGGCAAATAAAGTACCAATTACACGAATATCCAAATTCTTTGGCGAACAGGATTTTAACCTAAATATATCAATGGGTGAGGAATGGTTGTACGGTGATATGAACTTTACATTAGTTTTATATCGTGTTGATAAAAGTAAAACAAATCAAGATGATGTTTACGGTGAAGCTTTAACAGATTCAGTTTCTTACTTGGCACCTATTGAAATTAAAGCCTTTGTTAAAATTGAAGCACCAAGTCAGGCATCCTTCGGTAATTCAAAATTAAGTCAAACCGAACCAGGTAATTTAATTATGAGTGTATATCTTCACTATTTGGAAGAGGAAGCAATTACAATTTCATATGGTGATTATATTGGATATCCTGAAACTGAAAGTAGAATGAGATATTATTCAGTTGCCGATGATGGGAGGATTATTTCAGATAATAAACATACTTATGGCGGATACAAACCATTTTATAGAACATTTGTTTGTACACCTGTAAGTGAAGACGAATTTAGAGGAATATAATGGCATTACCAAAAAAACTTCTTAAATCAATTTCTTTAATACCAAAGAAAATTCTTCAACCAAGAAGGGAAGAATTATTGGAACAAATTCAAAAAGATGGAACGTATCTTCCAAAAGGAATTTACCATGCCGATTTGGATAGGGGGATGTTGGATTTTGTTAAGAATGATTTGGGAATTAGTGTTAATGGGAAAGTTGTTAATACTGTTGATGTTATTATTACAACACAAAACTGGTCACAGTTTACACAAACTTGGAATTTCCAAGATTTAGATTCAAATATTAAACCACCATTTGTTGCAACGGTTAGAAAACCTGAAACACCATATGGAACAAATCAAGGTGCAACAAACTATAGAATACCCGGCAGACCATTATTTCAATATGCGTTAGTACCAAATTTTGATGGAACAAGAAACGGAATGGATGTTTATAAAATACCACAACCAATTCCTGTTGATATTACATATGAAATAAAAATCTTCACAAATAGAATGCGAGAATTAAACGCATTTAATCAAAAAGTCCTTGATAAATTTTCGTCAAGACAAGCATATGTTTTAATTAAAGGTAGATACATTCCAATTATTATGGAAAGTATTTCAGATGAATCCGTTGTTGAATTACAAAAAAGAAGATACTTTATTCAGAACTACACATTTAAAATGTTAGGTGTTTTATTGGATGAAGAACAATTTGAGGTTGCACCTGCCGTATCAAGAGTGTTAACTATGGTTGATGTTAGTACTAAAACAAGAGCAAGAAAGGCGGACGCATTAAAACCAAACCCAGATATAATACCAACCAATTACCAATTTCTTGGTTCTAACACTATATTAAGTCAAACTTCATTACCAACAAATTATGACTTTTATTTTGTTAATTCAAATAATGTTGAACACTATAGTGCCTTTACACTTTCACAAGGTACCGAATTATTCATAGGACAAGATTTACCGTATTTTCCTATGGACACAGATGTCGGTTTAAAAATTGTTATTGAAAAACAAAGTGGTAAATCAAACGATGATTCAAGTATCTTGTTTGATATTAAATTAGTCTAACGGGTCACCGTAAATGTCGGTCTTAACACGACATTTTTCTTTAATAAGATTTTCTAAAAATCCATAAATCTTAAGTCCATTTTGTTCACAATACTTTTTAAGAATTGTGTGTGATTCTTCAGATATCTTGATATTCTTTATTTTTTTAGGGGTTTTTTTCATAAGGTAGAAAAAAGGAAGAATTTATTCATACTGATTTATAAATAGTATCTGTATACTAAGATTTTTACAAAAATCAATAATATTTATGTATTAAATAAAACAACTTATAAAAAAAAAACAAATAATGGCAACATCAAATAAAGTTTTCGTTTCACCTGGAGTATACACTTCAGAACGTGACTTATCATTTGTAGCACAAAGCGTAGGTGTTACAACGTTAGGTATTGTAGGAGAAACTTTGAAAGGTCCGGCTTTTGAGCCAATCTTCGTATCAAGTTTCGATGAATTTTCAGCAATTTTTGGGGGTACATCACCTGAAAAGTTTGTAGATACACAAATACCAAAATACGAAGCGGCGTATATCGCCAAATCATACTTATCACAATCTAACCAATTATTCGTATCAAGAATTCTTGGTTTGTCGGGTTATGATGCGAATCATTTGTTAGTGGTGTCATTGGGTCAAACGCATCTGCGGCATCAACAAGTGCAACAACAGCTTACGTATTTGGTACAATGCCTGATAATCATTATAACCTACTTACAGGTGCTGGATATACAGTATTAACAAACGTATATGGGGTTCCAAATTTAAAGAGTGGTTTAACTGACTACTCAAGTAGAGATAATGATTCTTGGTACTACGCACAATTTGACCCTACTGCTGGTAACGGATATTCAGGTTATTCATTTGAATCAAGAATTAATACAATGACAGGTTCAACTGGCTCATTCTCAGGTTCAGTTCAGTTTTCAGCATTTACACAAATAGGTACAGCATTTACAAATTATAATGATGTTGTTGTTGCAACTTTACGTTCAAGAGGTGAATCAACATATTCAACAGGAACTAACCCAATTTATCAAGTTACAGGTACTACTAATGTTAAATTAGATTTTGGTGGAACTTATAGTGGAGCATCAATGAGTCCTTACTCACCATTTGGTGTTTCAGGGGTTACTAACGATGGAAGTACTTTTGAATTTAAAGTATCTTTGGATTCAACAGACAGTAATTATATTTCAAAAGTATTTGGTTTGTCTAACTTTGGTAAACCAGCAAATGAAGTACCTTTGTTTGTTGAAGAACAATTTAATAATTTCTTAAATTACTCATACAAAAAAGGATATATTAGAGGTATCAATTCTACAATAACAGCATTACCATCTGCACAAGATGATAATGGTTCTTTACAATCTATTGGTTGTTACTTAGAACAGTATCAAACTCCTGAAACACCTTTTGTTGTTTCTGAATTAAGAGGTAATAATGTTTACAAATTATTTAAATTTATTTTAATTTCTGACGGTAACGACGCTAACCAAGAAGTTAAAATTTCAATATTAAACATATCATTTAATAATGGTACATTTGATGTTGGTATTAGAGCTTATAATGATACTGACGCAAATCCTGTATACTTAGAAAAATTCACAAATTGTTCTATGAACCCAGGTTCAAACAGTTTCGTAGGTGTGAAAATTGGTACAAGTGACGGTGAATACGCAGTAAGGTCAAAATATGTAATGTTAGAGATTAGTTCTGAAGCACCAACAGATGCATTACCATGTGGATTTGAAGGTTATTCAATGAGAAATTATTATGGTTCGGTAACACCATTCCCAATTTACAAAACTAAATATGATGTTGCGGGTGAGGTTATATTCCAACCACCTATGTCTTCAGTTCAAAGAAGTTCAGGTGATAAAATTAATAGAGTATTCTTAGGTTTATCTGATACTGTTGGTTATGACCCTGAATATTATGACTACAAAGGTATTGTTACACCTTCAAACTTGTCAATTGAAACTTCACCAGGTTATTGGGACTTCTTGTCTAAAGGTTTCCACATGGATTCAGGCGCAACTGTTGTAACAATTTCAAACTCTTATAGTACATCAGGTACTTCAGCATTTGAAGTTGGAAACGCATCTTTTGGACCAACAGACCCAACGGACCCAACAAATCCATACTACAGAATCCAATCAAGAAAATTCACATTGTTTGCTAACGGTGGATTTGACGGATGGGACATTTATAGAAAATATAGAACAAACGGTGATAACTATGTGTTAGGTGGTTCAGGTTATTTAAAAGGAGCGGCACCAACAACTCAATTCCCAAGTGCAACTGGTTGGGGAGCATTTAAACAAATTACTGTTGAGGGTAACACAACTGAATGGGCAAACACTGACTACTACGCATACTTGTTAGGACAACAAACTTTTGGTAATCCTGAAGCAACAAACATTAACGTATTTGTAACTCCGGGTATTGATTTTGTTAACAACTCAAACTTAGTTGAAGACGCAATTGATATGATTGAATCACAAAGAGCTGACTCATTATACATCATGACTTGTCCTGATTATAACATGTTTGTTGATACTACTACATCAGTAGCGACTGATTTAATTTACCCAACTGAAGCAGTTGATAACTTGGATACAGTAGGTATTGATTCAAACTATACCGCAACTTACTACCCTTGGGTATTAACAAGAGATACTGTTAATAATACACAAATTTATCTTCCACCAACGGCTGAGGTTTGTAGAAACTTAGCGTTGACTGATAACATTTCATTCCCTTGGTTCGCATCTGCGGGTTACACAAGAGGTATTGTAAATTCAGTTAAAGCTCGTAAAAAACTTACACAAGATGATAGAGATACTTTGTATCAAGGTAGAATTAACCCAATTGCAACATTCTCTGATGTTGGAACATTAATTTGGGGTAACAAAACTACTCAAGTTGCAGAATCAGCTCTTGATAGAATCAACGTAAGAAGATTGTTGTTACAAGCTCGTAAGTTGATTTCAGCAGTGGCAGTTAGATTGTTGTTTGAACAAAACGATGATAAAGTAAGACAAGATTTCTTAGACGCTGTTAATCCAATTTTGGATTCAATCAGAAGAGATAGAGGTTTAATAGACTTTAGAGTTGTTGTAACAAACACACCTGAAGACTTGGATAGAAACACAATGACAGGTAAAATTTACCTTAAACCAACAAAGGCTCTTGAATTCATTGACATTGAGTTCTTGATTACACCAACAGGAGCTTCATTTGAAAATATCTAAAAATAAACATGGGAGGGGAAATAAAAACCCCCTCCCTATTATT